ACCAGCCCGTTGGTACAATCTCTACAGAACTGGGAACAAGTGATCCAGTTAACGGGAAGCCCCTGCTTCATCCTCTCCTCGTGCCTACACTGACTAACACGGAGCGTGACTATCTCTTGGCGGGCAAGCGAGGTGATAAGGCCATGGAAGCCAGTATCTGGGATAAGGCTGGTGCCCATGCAGGGATGCGACAGGCCATAGGTCGTAGTCCCTTCTCCCAACCAGGTGAGCATGAACACCAGTGGACCTTCCCTGAAGGGGAAACCCCCTACCATAAACAGCAGATTGAGTATCAGAAGCAACAGCAAGCCAAGGAAGTCAGTGAAGGCCAAGCAGGTCGCTTTCTACGACGGGCTGGTGGCAAGGATGTGACCTTTGACCCCTTAGAGAACCTTGGTCCTACTGGGTTGGCTGGTGCCATTCGTACAAAAGCTACAGGCTGGGGTGCAGAAGTCCTCCGTCGCTACAAACTTCTTGGTGGCACACCGGAGACACTGAACAGGACACTTACAAATCGTGCAATGGGACCATCATACCGTGAAGACATTGTAACTGGTTTTCGTAAAGGCACTGACATTGCAACTCCAGATGGCCTTGGGAGTCAGCAACATGTTGCCCCTTGGGATGAAGGCTCTGGAATTGCAAGACAGAAAAATTTATTCAACTCTGCTGGTGATCAATACGATGCTGCGGCTCATCGAGATAGCCCTCTCTATAAACGTCTATATTCTAATCCACGTGTCATAGAACTAGATAGTGTGACACCTGATATAGAGTCAGGTACACGTGGTAATGCAGCCTATGATGCAGTCTCTCGCCAAGCCAGTAGACTCATGGATCAGCCTGGATACAATTTCAAGCGGCCTGCCTATGGGCCTGAACTATCAGGATCTTCTGAATATACAAAGGGTAATAATGATTTCGGTTTTGCGGAATCAAATATACCTGAGGGGGGATGGAAGTCATTTCTAAGGGACGAACGTGGGTCCTTTAGTCCAGGGTGGTCCAAACCTACTCCACCCCTTGAGAGTGGTGGCTTCCACGTACCCACCAGTAAGATGATGCTGGATGATCCACGGATGACAAGAAATGTGCCAGGCAACGTGCATCTAACTGAAGCTGAACGACGTGGCGACTACATGTTTGGCCGTCGTATTGAGAATAAGATGGCTGACACACTTGCTCAAGGCCCCTATGGGGAGAATTTGACTGCGTACAAGGATGCCAAGGAGACCTATAAGATCCTCCCAAAGGATGACCAAGGTAACGTAGATCGTGTCCTCAAAGGCAGGAAAGCACTCGATGAGACCTTAGTGAATGACGCAGTGGGCAACAAACCAGGTGGAGGCAGTGAACCCCCTGCGTCCATGCGTAAACGCTTTGGCTTCTAACAAAGGAATCTATGATCCTCAAAGAGAAACTCGACTTGCTCAAGATCCGCTATGCCAGTGATGATGAAGCCCTCCACATGCTCTCTGCTTTTGAAGCCGTGAATGAGTACCTGACTGAACTGAAGTTGCTGCAGAACGCCAGTATCTTGAAAGCCACCCACATCCAAGACGTACTGGAGAAGGTGGATCATCGGCTGCAGCGACTCGAAGCCTTTGTGGGACAGGCACCTGAGCGTCACGGAGCCTAATGGCGAGCCGTGACCGAAGTCTGTCCGCTGCCTTAAACGAAGCGGGTGAGTCTTCCCTTTGGCGCTGGGATAAGCTGCCTGCACAGGAAGCCTATCTGACCGCACCAGAACCCTTCACCTGTTTTAGTGGAGGCTTCGGGTCTGGGAAGACCACCGCGTTATGCGCCAAGGTCATCCTACTGATGACGGCAATCCCCAACAACCTGGGCTATCTAGGTCGCTTGGATGGCAAGTCCCTCCGTCACAGCACCATGCAATCTCTGCTTGAGATGCTCCCCAAAGAGTACATCAAGAAGCATAACGAACAGCAGGGACTGATCACCCTGCACCAGGAAATCGGTGGCAGCAAGTTAGTCTATGGAGACTTCAAAGACCTGAATGACCTCAAGAACATCCCGCTGGGCTTCTTTGCTATTGATCAGATGGAGGAAGTCAAGAGTAACGTGTGGGAGTACCTGGCTGGCCGTATCAGACGCCGGTCCCCCGTCCTCACACAAACAGGAGAGCGACAATACTATGTGGAGGGCACGTGTCCAGCGAATGTGGTCGATGCTAAAGGACGACACTTCTCTACGTCTGAGGCTGTGGCGCTCCAACGCTGCACGTTATGCGAGGCTCCGCTACCGCCCTTCAACGACCAAACCAAAGAGAATGAGGCCACCCCACCCTGGGACCTCATCGTCTATAAACGTTATGGATTCGGTGTCTGTAACCCAGAAGGCCCCAGCCATTGGATCTATAAGACATTCAGTGGACTCCCAGGTACACATGGCGTCTCCGTAGGAATCCGTGATCATGTGGCCTTTCATGCAACCATTTACGATGGCAAGCGTGCAGGATTCGTTGATACGGAATACGTGGGTAATCTTGAAAACATCTACAAAGACAAGCCCACCATGTGGGATCGCTTCCTCCTTGGGAAGTGGGTTGAAGCAGAAGGACTCGTGTACCCAGGCTGGAAACGCTCTATACACTCGTTCCATTACCGAGCTGCACGATACGACGATGGGTGCACACCCGTTATCAGACCAGGTGGTTACTTGTTTGAGTACATCGACCACGGGCTGACCGCTGCGACAGCAGTGGGGTGGGTCTATACCGAACCCTGTCTGTGTGGATGCAACAAGACCAACTACTTTGTGGTGGATGAGCATTACGAGGGTGGTAAGACCGTCTCCTACCACGCAGCCCAGATCAAATCACATCGACTGCGCTTGAATGACTACCCCATACAAGCCACCTACCTGGACTCACAAGCCTTCAGTAGGACCCTGATGGGCGGGAAGGGCACCCCTAAGGAGAATGAACTCTACAGCAGTGCGGATGACTACATGGACTATGACATCAGTGTGGTCCCCAACCAAAAGGACTGGCCGGTGGGGTATGATCGCATTAGTGAACTTCTGCTTGTCGATCCTCTACACGTACACCCTCTTACTGGCGAGCGTGGCGCTCCTCATCTGCTTGTGGCTGACGTGTGCCATAACTTCATTAATGAAATTGAGATGTACAAGTGGAAAGTGGTGAAGAATGCCTTGGAGACACGCAAGGACGAAGCCTCAGATGGGAATGACCATCATATGGATGGACTTAATGGCTTCCTCGCCTCTCGCCCTGCTGAGGTTGTGCATTTTGTCCCACCTGTTTCCGAATTTGATCTCGAAATGGAATTGCAACTCTTTCCCACCACCGTCTCGCACATGAGTTTATAGACTATGGATATTGAAGGTCTCTACCAGGCAACAGGCAATCTCGACGAATTGCAACTCAAGCAGGACTACTTTCGTAGCTGGGCCACGTCTACAGAGACCGCACGAACGAAGTTTCGTCGTGACTATGAATATGCTGAAGGGAATGGCAAGCAGTGGTCTGATGCCGACCGCAGGAAGGTGCAGCAGAACAACCGGCCTGCACTGGAATTCAATCAGATTCTCCCCCAAGTCGAATTTGTCTGTGGCATGCAGCGTGACATGCAGATTGACTTCAAACTGCTGCCACGGAACTATGAAGACATGCGCTTGAGTGAGATTGCCTCAGCCGTATTGAAAGCCTCGTCAGACTTTACCCGTCTCAATCGTGTCAGCGATCGTGTGTTTGATGATGGGATCATTTGTGGGTTGGGTGTGTGGGAAGTGCTACATACCTTTGACAATGCCAAGGACTTGCTCTGGGGCGACATCGTGGTGTCTCGCATCAATCCCATGTCCTTTATCTATGATCCGTGGTCTATGCAACTTGATATGCAAGACGGGGCCTTCATGGGTAAAGCCACATGGATGTCTCTCTCAGAGTTCCAACAGAAGTATCCCAAGTTCAAGCAGTATGCCGTACGTGGCGAGTGGCTCTCACGTGCAGGCAACCTCCTTGGTGCCAGTGATGATCTTGGGACGGGAAAGAACTTGATCCCTGAACTGTGGGATGACAACACAGGACGTATTCGCATCCTGACGATGTGGTGTAAGAAGCCGACTGATATCATCCTCGTCGTCAATGAACAGTCAGGCATGGTACAAGAGTTTCCGAGTAAGGCGGCTGCTGAAGAACAACTGGCGGCCATGAAGTCCAATGCGGGTATCGAAGCCGCCAAGCCGTATCAGATTGTCACACAAGGCATGACCGCCATGATTGCCGACCAGCAATCTGGAATGCCTGTCGTCAATCCACAAACAGGGCAACCCCAGGAATTTGGCAACCCAGAGATGGCACAAGCGCACCTCAATGCGTTGAGTGAGTCCGCTGGGATGCAGGTCTATGATCAATATAAGGTGATTGAACGCAAAGCGAAGAAACCGTATTGGTCAGAGATGATCTACTGGCAGGAACTCGATGGAGGGATCTCCCCCTATGCAGACCGTGATTACCCGTTTGCTCCCTACGTCAGTCGTAGACTCTCTGATGATCCTGAGTCTATTATGGGTATTGTCAGAAATCTTACTGACCCCCAAGATGAGTACAACAAACGCTACAGCAACCTATTGGCCCACATCAATT